CACCGTCTAGTGCGGTGCGCGCCACGATTCGTTCCAGCACTCCGACGTCCCGGGGCGTCACGGCGTCCACCCCGGCACCCCGAGGTCGGCGGTGAGCACGCCGACCGTGAACGCCAGCAGCAGCAGCACGGCCCAGCCGCGCGCGGTGAGTCTCACAGCGACCACGACTCCTTCCGCAGCATCCACGCCTCCAGCGCGAGGGCGAACGCATCCACCGCGAACTCCCAGGGGGCGAGGCGTACGACCCCGGCGAGTTCGGCGCGGGCGGTGGCACCGCCGACAACGGCGAGCCGCCAGTCGGCTTCACGCTGCATGGACTGCCCGGCGGCGAGGACGAGTGCGCCGTCGCCGAGGTCGCTGATGCGGATCACCGCGCGGCCTCGTTCTCGGTGGTCTGCACGTCGGTGGCGGCCTGCGCGGCGTCGTCGCGGCAGCGGGCGCAGAGCGCGTCCCACGCCCACGTCTCGCGGTGGTGGCAGTGGCGGCAGGGGACGGAGTGCTCTCGTTCCTGGTGCTCGGTGACGGTCACGGCGTAGACTCCTCTGGTTGTCGAGGCGCGCTGCTCCTGTCCGGGGGTGCGCGCCTCGCGGCTGTCTGGGATTGAGTTGTGAGCCCGGCGGGCGGGCGAGGCTGGGGGTCCGGAGCGCCGCCCGCCGGGGGTCTAGGCGGCGCGCACGAGGTCGGACACGGTGACGCCGGCGACGTCGGCGACGGCGGACAGGTCGGCGACGTCCATCGGGACCTCCCCGGACAGGCGCCGCGACCAGTACGCCTGCGACCGTCCGGTGATTTCCGACAGGTGGGTCTGTGTCACGTTGGCCCGTGCCAGCGCGGCTCGGGCCTCCCCTGCGCTGTTCGTTACGGCGTCGCTCATGGCGGTAGTTCTATCGCTCAGCGTTAGCGCGTGTCAAGCGCAACGGGCAGACTTACGCCGAGCGGGTATGGTGAGGGTATGAGCGTGATGCAGATGCCGACGACGGGCGTCGACTATGGCCATGCGGTAGCGGCCGAGGTGCGGGCCATGATGGCTCGGCGGGAGGTCGCTGGCAAGAGTCTTGCGGCCCGTCTCGGCGTCTCGCCGATGTACGTCAGCCGCCGGATGCGCGGGGACGTGCCGTGGAACGTCGCGGAGCTGGCGGAGGTCGCCCGGCTGCTCGGCTGCCGGGTGTCGGACCTGCTCCCCCGTCTGGACTCGAACCAGAAACCTGCCGGTTCCGGGGGCCGCGGTTACCGGCCGGCGGGTTACCGGCGCGGGGAGGTCGCACTGGCGGCGTGACGGAGGGGGTGGGCAGGATGCTGCGTGTGGTGCAGTCGGGGGACCGCCTTCTCGGCGATTGGGTGACGTGGCTTCGCGCGCAGGGACAGTCGGAGGGGACCGTGGGCATCCGCCGGCACTACGGCGGCCGGTTCCTGGGCGCCTACCCGGACCCGTGGGCGGTGACCCCGGAGCAGGCGGCGGGGTGGCTGGCGTGGCCGTCGTGGAGCCCGGAGACGCGCAAGTCGGCCCGGTCGTCGGTGCGCTGCCTGTACCGATGGGGCCTGGCGGTGGGCCGCACCGACCACGACCCGACGGTGTCCCTGCCGGGGGTGCGGGTGCCGCGCAGCCAGCCGCGTCCCGCCCCGCACGCGGTCCTCGCAGCGGCGTGGGAGCGGGGTGACGCCTCCGACCGGCTGGCGCTCGCCCTGGCCGCGTACGCCGGACTGCGGCGGGCGGAGATAGCCCGGGTGCACTCCGACGACGTGACGGCGCTGGGCCTGCGGGTGCACGGCAAGGGCGGGGCGGTGCGTACGGTGCCGATCCACCCGAGCGTGTGGCCGCTGCTGCGGGACGTCCGCGGCTGGGCGTTCCCGTCGCCGCGGGGCGGGCACGTCACCCCGGACGCGGTGGGGCGGCGGCTGACGCGGATGCTCGGCGGCGGGTGGACGGCGCACACGCTGCGCCACCAGTTCGCCACCCGTGCCTACGCGGGGACACGGGACCTGCGCGCGGTGCAAGAGCTGCTAGGGCACACGTCCCCGGCGACGACGGCCCGGTACGTCGCGGTGGCGGATCAGGCGTTGATCGACGCGGTGCTGTCGATCCCGGCATGATGGAACTCGAGGGGAAGGACGAGGGGATGAGCGAGCAGCAGCAGTACCGGCCCGGCGACGTGGTGAACGGGCACGTCCTGGGGTCCGACAACTACTGGCGGCCGGTGGTCGCCGACAGGCGGTGGCTGACCTACCGGGCGCTGGCGGCGATCGTCGTCCTGGGCGCCCTGTTCTGGTTCGCCGCGCAGTGGGTCTGGTCGATGTAACGACGAAAGCGCCCCCACCCGGGAGCCGAGGGGTGGGCTCGACCGGGTGGGGGCGATCTATGGGGGCGGGGTCAGGCGGGAGCGGGGTCGTCGTCGTCGTCGTCCTCGTCGTCCGGCCACTGGTGGGCAGCCCAGCGGGCGGCGACCACGACGACCGCGCCGGTGAGGATCGCGCCGAGCTGCTTGACGGCCTCCTGCACGAGGTCGATGACGTCAGATGTCAGCGGTACGGCGACGCGATGCGTCACGGCCCCACACCTCCATCTGGTAGGACCCGAACGCGAGCACCGCCCACGCCGCCGCGAGCAGCGCCGACGTCGAGGACCCGATCACCAGCACCGCGACCGTGGCGAGGTACGTCCACAGCCCGATCGACGCGAGCATCGCGGCGCGGGTCCACTCCCGGCGGTCAAGCAGCCACGCCGCGGTGAGGATCACGGCGACGGCGAGCGCGTAGCCGACGCTGCCGATCCGCCACACGTTCGGCACCGGGGAGATGACGAACCCGAGGACGACGGCCAGCGCGGCGAGGGTGAGCGCGAGCGCGACCGGGTGGGCCTCGCGGCCGAAGAGCATCCTCACACGTCACCGCGCATCGAGGAGCTGCCGTACGCCTCCACCAGCCGGTCCCAGTCGGCGGAGTCGACGCCGGCGACCGGCACCCCGGCGCCCTGCAGCTTCTGCCGGGTCACGTCGGAGATGCGGCACAACCTGCCGCCGCTGAGCAAGTACGGGGTCCTGCCGTGGATGAGCACCATGACGTCGTCCTCCTGGGCGGGCTGCTGCGGGGTCGGGGTGGGCGTGCCGGGGGTCAGGTAGGGGACGGCCTGCGCGCGCCACCACGGGGTGGAGAACGCCGCGGACGGGCCACTGTCGGGCCGGTCACCCCAGGTGTCGTCCTTGCGGCCGACGTGGGCGCCGGGGTAGTCGCCGACGCCGTGGCAGCAGGAGCACCAGCAGGTGTGCGTGTGGATGACCCGTGTGCCGGCGCCGGACAGGTCGGCGATGGCGGCGCCGATGCGCGCGCCCGTCTCGACCTGCGCGGCGGTGAGCGCGCCCGTCTGGCCAGGGCCGACCTGCCGGGCGTCGTGCTCCACCCCGAGGAGGGTGAGGTGCCCGAGGTCGGCGTCGGCGCGCAGGAGCGGTGACGGCCCGCCCTTGCCGCAGTGCCACGCGGACAGCGCGGACATGAGGAACGCGACCGCGGCGGTCGGGGAGCCGCCGGTGCCGGACAGGCCCTCCACGGATGCGGGGCCGCGGGCGGTGAGGATGTTGGCGAACGGGTAGGACCCGTCGAGGTTCATGCACCAGGACAGGGACGGCCGCCCGGTCGGGCCGGTGGCGGACGGGGTGGCGGTGTTGTGCTGGGTGACCCCGGTGGGGACGCCGTGCTGCCAGGGCCGGCCGCGCCGGTCCCAGCCGGAGCAGAGCACCAGCGGGACGCCGTGGTCGCGTAGCGCGTCGGCGACGGCGACGGCGCTCATGCCGGGCTCAGCGGCGGCAGGTAGTCGGGGTCGCCGTCGGTGTCGTGGTCGGCGGCGTCCCCGGTGAACTCGTCCGGGTCCGGCTCGCCGGGCAGCGGCACCGGCCAGTCGAGGTGCTCAGTCATCGGCGCTGCCGTCGCTGTTCGGCGTCAGGTAGACCGACACCGCGCCGACGGCGGCGATCACCGGGGCGAGCCACGGCGGGGCGTCCGGCCACGCGGATTGCACGGCGACGAGGACGGCGAACGCGAGCGCCACCCAGAACTTCGCGGCGACGGTGAACGTGGACGGCATTGGTCACTCCTTCGTGAACAGCAGCAGCAGGGACACGAACGCGATGAACGCGGCCAGCGCCCACGGCTCGGGGAAGGCCATCAGCAGTACGACGGGTTCCACTTCGTGACCGACCAGTACGAGTCCCCGCCCAGCCACACCTCGACGGTTAGCGAGTGCCTGCCCGGGTCCCAGCGGGTGTCGATGCCGGAGTACAGCGTCTTACCGGGCCGCACCCAGACCGGCCACATGGTCGCGTGTCCGGTGCCCTTGTCGAACCAGAGCTCGAAGGTGCGGCCACGCGGCGCCTTCGGGTCGACGGACAGCCCGGCGATGATGTCCGAGCAGGTCACGGTCGTCCACGCGACCGTCCAGTCGGTGCCGCGATTGGTCTGCACCGCGACGGCGGGGGATGCGGGGATGAGCAGCAGCAGCACGCACAGGGCGCCGACCAGGGTGAGCCGCTTCATCACGCCGCCTCGTAGACGATGAGGACGCGGATCTCGTCACCGGACGCGAACGTGATCGGCGACGTCTGCCCGACGTACCCGGAGTTCGTGACCATCTCCAGCTTCGTGGTGCTGTTCTGCCGGACGACGCCGACGTAGAACGCGGCCGGCGACGAGTCGTAGACGACGCCGGTGCCGTAGATGTGGCCGCTGGCGGACACGGCGGTGACCGGCAGGCTGATGTAGTAGGTGCCGGTGCCGAAGGTACTGCTGGACCCGGCGGCGAACTGCGCCTTGGCGATGACGAGCTTCTGCACCTGCAGGTAGGACCCGGTGAGGGTGCCGTTGCCGAGGGCGGGCGCGGTGCCGCTGGCGGTCCACGCCGGGGTATACGTCGTCCACGCGCCGAACGCGGACGCGAAGTCCTTGATCTGCGCGTTCATGTCGGCGGCGACGACCGTCTCGCCTGCGGCCCACGTCTTGATCGCGGTCGTCCAGGTGCCCATCAGTCGGTCCCCCTGTCGTCGGGTGACGTCGGCCAGGCCGCGCGCCGCGGGTCGGTCGTGGACTTGGGCAGGTCACGCAGCGCCTGCCGGTAGGCGATCCACGGCGCGGTGTCCCACGGGACGTCGGGCAGGACCCGGTGGTCGCAGGCCGCGAGCAGCGCATTCCGCTTGATGCGAACGTCGTTCCACTTGCTGTTCATCACGCCACCTCGTACGCGAACAAGCCGGTGATTTGGTCGTTCACGGCGAGGCCGAAGCCGCCGCCGACCCATGAGTTTGTGTTGATCCCCCACGAGCTAGACGAGTAGAAGTTCAGCGTGCCGGAGTAAGTCGTGGTTCCTGAGTCCAGCGCGTACCCGAGTCCCGCGACCAGGTTCGCATCCGGCCGAACCGGAGTCGGCAGCATCCCGATGTTGATTTCGATCACTGACCCGCTGCTGCCCGCCGTCGTTGCGGCCATGTAGATGTTGTAGTAGCCGACGACAAAGTTGGACAGCCGCAGGTAGTAGCCGTACCGGGTGCCGTAGACGATGCTGCCAGCGCCCTGCGTCACGGTCGGTGTGTACGACGTCCACGCCCCGTTCATGCTCGACAGGGCCGTCAGGATCAGGTTGTGGTCGGTGACGTGCCCCGCGTCACCCGCCGCGGCGGTGTCGGGCAGAGTCCAGGCCATCGCGTTCCCTTCTCAGAATCCGAGGACCGTGGTCGTGTCGAGCACGGAGTAGGTCACGTTGTCGAGCAGCCACACGGTCGACAGGAAGTCCGGGGAGACGTTCAGGGTGCGACGCCACCCGGTCAGGTCGAACCGGTCCGCCAGGCCCTCCACGACGAGGTATTGCGTGCCGAACCCGGCCAGGTCGGCCTCATACGTGGACGAGTAGGTGCTGGTGTAGGTGGTGGGTTCGAGCAGCACCTGGTCGCCGACGTCGATGGTGGCGAGCGTGGCGCTGGGGATGTTGGACGCCTTCACCGTCGCGTCGATGGTCAGCGACCCGACCCGCTCCCCCGGCTCACCGCGGGAGTTCGCCAGCCACTCCGCCAGGTACTCGACCTGCGCGTCGGTGTCGTAGAACGCCTCGAACGTGTCGGACTTCGTGCCGTAGGCGGCTTGCGACGTGGTGTTCCGTCGTCGCGCGGTGGCACCGCCGGGGCGGGACACGGTGACGTCGTTGGCGACGTAGGCGTCGTCGAGGGTGAACTGCGTCCCGGTGTCGACGTCCTTGCCGTTCAGGGTGATGGCCGGTGTCGCGCCGTACCGGGTGGTGCGGACGGCGAGCGTCGGGGTGCCGTCGGCGGCGATGTACGCCGTGCCCTGCTCGGCGAACGCGACGTCGGTCAGCGCGGTCCATACGGACGTGCCGGCGGTGGGCTGCCCGCCCATCGTGGCGGCACCGTTCGACGGGGTGGCGACGGTGACGTCGGAGATGGCGCCGATCGCGTCGAACCGCTCGTCGGAGCGGACCCCGCCGTCCAGTGCCGCGTAGTGCGCGGCCACCCGCGTCGAGGACAGCGCGGAGGCGTGCAGCGCGACATGCGCCACGAGGCCGTCGAACGCCTTGCCCGCGGACCCGTCGGCGACCGTGGACGTGTTCAGTGACGCACCCACCGCGAGGTTCTTCGCGCTGGAGTCCCAGCCGGCGTAGGTGAACGTCAGGTCCGTGCCGACGTCGACACCGTCCACGTACAGCACGCCGGTCACGTCGCTGCCCGACGTCGTCTCCACGTAGGCGACGTGGTGCCAGACGTTGTCGTTCGCGGCGACGCTTCCGCTGAGCGCGGACCCGCCGGGGGCGGTGATCTGCGTCCACTCCGCCTGTACCTGCCCGCCGGCGGAGAAGCTGATGCCGACGTTGTTGCCGAGGCTGTCCTCGACGCTCAGCACGACGCGGGAACCGGTCGAGGTGCGGAACCAGCATTCGTACGTCTTCGCCGTCCCCGTCGGCCACAGCCCGCCCGACGTCGGCACCAGGTACTTACCGTTCGAGGCGTCCGAGGGGGTGAGGTCGAGCGTCGTCTCGGTGACGGTGGTGCCGAGCGCCGCCGCCCCGAACTCCGCGGTCCCGCCCGTGCCGACCTGCGTCACGGTCAGCGACGGGGCGCCGGTCACCCCGGTCCGGTCCGTCCCCAGGGTCACCCCGGCCGCGTCATCCAACGGCCAGTAGGCGACCGGGCCGTCCGCGAGGATCTCCCCGCGCACCAGGGACGGCAGCGTCATCTTCTCCAGCAGCATCACCGCATCCGCCGCCGTCACCCGCATCGACGGCCGGACACCGTTCGTCCAGCCGCGCTCCCAGCCGGTCACGTACCCGGTCCACATCACGGTGTAGGACGCGGTGTCGTCGAACCGGGCGGACAGCCGCACCGGGGCGCGCAGCGGCTTGCGGGTGAACGTGCCCGCGTCGTTGTTCAGCGTGAATGACGCCGTGCCAGCGGTGACCGCGGACCGCTCGTCCTGCCGGCCGCGGGTGAACGTCACGCCGTCGGACAGCCGCAGGTAGGTCGAGTAGTCGGTGTAGGTGGGGGCGGTGCCGGGGCCGGTGCCGGTCAGGTCCATCTCGAGCTTGACCTGCGGCATGGTCAGCGCGGTCACGACAGCCCCAGCGCCCCGCCCTGCGTGCGCTTGAGGCGCAGCAGCGACGTCTGGATCACCTGGCCGTCGAGGACGAGGTTGACGGCGACGGTGCCGCCGTCGGCCCCTGCCGTGCCGCCGCTCCACCGCTGCGTGATGGCGCTGGTGGCCTTGTCCACCGCGCCGGCGCTGCGGCCGGTAGTGGCGGATGTGCCGAACGGGTTGGTGATGATCTCCCGCACGGTGCGGACCCGCGTGGTGACGGTGCGCCCGTCCACGTTGTCGAGGTCGGCCCGGTAGTGGCGGGCGGCGTTCTGGGCGGCGGACAGCCCGGGGGCGGTGACGGAGGTCCGCGCGTTGTTCGGCACCTTACCGATGGACGCGGTGAGCGCGTCGAACGCCTCCGCCGTCCCGCCAGCAGCGATGTACGCGGTCCGCAGCGCGGTGATCTGCGCGTTCGCCTGCGCCGTGGCCCGACCGGTGGACGTGCCGTTGGCCTCCTGCGCGTCCTTCACCCGACCGATCGCCACCACGGCGTCGTTGAGCGCGGTGATGTTCGCCCGGCCCGCCGTCGTGTTTGTCGACAGCGCCGTGCCGCCCTTCCGCAGCGACTCGGCGAACTTGTCCTGCGCGTCCTTCGCTCCGACGACGGCAGTCAGCACCGACAGGGTCCCGGTCATCGCCTGCCACGCCGCCGCGAACGACGTCGTGGCCGACGTCGCGTTCTTCGTCGACCCGGTGACGTCCTTCGTCGCCTTGTCGGAGTCCTTGAGCGCCTGCGTGTAGTTGGGCAGCCGCTTCGCCTGGTCGTCCGCGGACAGGCCCAGCGCGGTCACCATGCGCGCGGCCTTGTCGCCGTTCCCGTCGGCCACCATGCTTGACAGCGCCTCGTCGAACGACGCGACCTGCTCCTCGGCGGCCTTGATGTCCCCGCCGACTACGATCTGGCCGAACGGCCCGAGCGCCGCCTTCGCCCAGTCGGGGACCCCGTTGAGCTTGGTCAGCGCCTGGTACACCTTCCCCAGGTCCTCGTCCGCGGCCTTTCCGCCCTTGCTGGCCGACTCGGCGAACTCGTCGACGGAGGTGTTGTTGCGTGCGAACCAGTTGGCGGACAGCTCCGCGGCGCCGGCCAGCGCGGCGTAGGCGATCCCGACCGCGCCCAGACCCTTCGCCAGATTCTTCGCGCTGCTCGCGGCGGCCGGGTTGGCGATTGACCATTCCCGGGTCATGTCGACCAGGGCCTTGATCTTCGGCGTCGCCACGAACGCCGCCGTACCGACAGCGGCAGCGGCCACCGCGGCGGACTTCATCGGGTCCGGCAGGTCCTGGAAGGCGTTGACGACCGGCTTCACGACGGACACGAGCCCGGTCAGCGCCGGGACCAGCGCCTCCCCGATCTCCTCCTGCAGGTCCTCGAACGACGCCCGCGCGATCTCCAGCTTGCCCGCGGTGGTCTGCCCGAAGGCGTCGCCGGCGCCGCCCACCTTCTCCTGCAGCTTGCCCATGATCGTCGCAACGTCGTCGGCGGTGTTCCCGGTCGCCTTGAAGTCCACGCCGACAGCCTTGAGCGCCCGGGCGTTGCCCATGAGCGCCTTGCCGAGGGACTCGGCAGCGCTGTTCACGTCCTGCCCGGTGACGGTGGCGTAGTCCACCAGCAGCGGGGTGAGCTTCTGGATCTCCTGGCCGGTCAGGTTGAACTGCGCGAGCACCGCCTGCGCCGACGCGAGCTGGTCGGCGTCCGCCCCGGTCTTGTCCTGCAGCGCCTGGTTGAGGTCCCGCAGCGCCTCGATGTTGGCGTTGGCCAGCGCCGGGAACTTCCGGTACGCCAGTTCGAGCTTCGCCTGCGACTTCTCCGCCTCGGCGAACGCCTTGACGCTGGACACGCCGAACGCGGTGACCGCGGCGACGGACAGCGCGGACGCGACGGTGCGGCCGAACGAGGCGTGCTTCTTCTCCAGGCCGTCGAGGTTCTTGGCGACCTTCGAGAACACGCCGGACGCACGGTCGGTAGCGACGATCTCGTTCCGCAGTGTCGCCACGGGTCACCCGCCCCTCTGCCTCTGCTTCATCAGGAACTCGGCGGCCCGTCGGTAGCGGGTCCAGCGTTCGACCGTCCACGACGCCAGCACATCGGCTTCATCGACCCCGAACAGGTGCGCGAAGTACGGCCCCCACACCGCCACCTCGTCCTCCAGGCTCAGTCGCCCGGGGTCGCCTCCCGCCCGGGTCCAGTAGGGCCCTCCGCGTCGCCCGCGGGCTGCGCCTCCGGCTCCTCGTCGGGGATGACCTCGATGGACAGCGCGCCCAGGTCCAGCGTCTCGTCCTTCAGTGCGTCGGCGAACCGGCCGACGTCGACACCCTCGCGCTTGCCCGCGAGCCACCAGGCGTAGGCGACGGCCTGCGCCTTGTCCTCGATCAGCGCCTTGCGCCACTCGTGGTACGTCCAGCCGGTGACGCGCTCGCACTCGATCGCGTCCGGCAACGGCATGTGGTCCCAGTCCAACGTCCGCGACTGGTCCCCGACGGTCAGAACGAACTTCATACCCCTCGTGTCCCCTCGGTCGGTTACTTGCCTGCGCGCTGCAACTCCGCGATCGCGGTGTCCATCGCGGCCTTCACGGCGCGCTCGATGTCTGCCCTCGCGTCCTTGAACGGGCCGTCGAACCAGTCCAGCGGTCCCGGCTGGGTGATCCAGTCCTCGGGTCGCGCGCGGCGGCCGAACAGCGGGTGCCGGAACGACCCGTCGCGGTTGATCCTCCGGTGGGCATCCTGGAACTGTCCGCCCGCCGGCGGCGCCAGGATCGCCACCTGTGTCCGCTTCGGGGAGTCCCGTTGCGTCAACCGGACCCGGCGCGCGGCGGCGTCACGGAACTCCGACGGGATGCCACCGGCCGCCCGCATCTGCTCCCGGGCACGGGCGATGATCGGCTTCGTCGCCCGGCTGATCTCCCGCCGCATGTTCTTGCGGATCGTCGGCTCGGACCGTTTCAGCGCGCGGGAGAGGGCGCCGTAATCGGCGGCGTTCACGCGCAGCTCGACAGGCACGACGCCCTCCCCCGACCCGCTAGATCGTCGTCTCGGCGGACACGATCTCCAACGTCACCGGGTTCGTGCCGTCGAAGGCGACCTCGAACGGCCACTCGTTCGTCAGCTCCGCCGGGCCGTCCCAGCCCTGCGTCGCCAGGCTGAACTTCACGCCCGGGATCTTGAACCGGAACACCTCGGCCGTGCTGCCGGTGATGACCGGGCCGGTGAACTCGATCACCAGCGACGTGGCCGTGGTGCCGTGCGCGAGGGACTGGAACGTGGCGACCGCCAGCCAGTCGGCGGTGATGCTGCCGGTGATGTCGGCGAACCCGTTGATGACCGGCTCGGCCTTCGTGCCGGTCTGGCCCGCGGTGTAGTCCTCGGTGTCGAGGTTGCGCGCGATCGACAGGTTGAAGCCGCGCACCCCGGTCACCGACGACTCAGCGCCCCACGCGCCGGTCTTGACGGTCATCTGCCCGCCGTGGAACACGTTGGTCGTCAGGTAGGACGGCGCGGCCAGCGAGGTCGACGACGTGAACGTCTTGCCGTCGATCTCGACCGTCGCCTCGAGCAGCCCGTCCACGGTGCAGGAGAAGTCGGCCTTCGTGACCTTCCCGCCGGACAGGGTGTGCGGCAGCACGGTCCCGCCGCGGTACGGCATCCCCGCCTGCACCGTGATCGACTTGCCGACCGGGTCCGAGACGGTGAGCGTGTGCGTGTACGCCGGGGTCGATGTGAGCGTCGAGGTGGAGGACCCGAACAGCGGCAGCAGCAGCGTGCCCATGTTCTTGCTCTGCACGTCGAACGTGATCGACGCCAACGCGCCGGTCACCGTCTCCACGTAGTGCGACCCGATCGGCAGGTACTGGCCGGAGGCGATGCCCTCGCCCTGCACCCGGGTCGAGGTCTTGCCGACCGCGACCGAGCGTGCCCGGATGTGCGTGGTCGGCGCCTTGTAGACACCGTAGGAACCCGAATCGGCGATCACGCCGACGCTGGCGCCAAGACCTGAGCCGATGGCCATAGGTCAGTCCTCCTTCTCCGCCGCGGCGGCCTTCTTCGTGGTGACGGGTTCCCAGACGGCGTCGGGGAAGTGGTAGTCGCAGGTGTCGGGGACGTCGAGGACGTCGCCCGGGTCGACCCGGCGCAGCGAGCCGACGCCGACGTCGACCCACACCGGCTCGGGATGGCGCGAACGGAACTTCGGCACGGTGAACTCCTGGTGCGTGCGACAGGCCGACCGCCGGACGGCAGTCGGGGGTCAGATGAGCGACGTCGCGGCGACGGTGACGTCCAGCCAGCACAGCGCCCCGTCGGGGGTCTGCGACTGGCGGACGTCCACCCCGACCACCTCGACGCGCAGGACGTCTGTGAGGCCCTGTGACGGGTTGGCGCGCAGGGCGGCCTCCACGTACCCGAGCAGCAGGAACGCCCGCGTACGGGCCGTGGAGAGGCTCCCGTCGCCGTTCTGCGCCCACACGGCGCACCGCACCGTCGTCGTCTCCATGCGGGAGGACGAGGTGAGCGCCATGTCGTGGTAGCCCTGCTCCACCGACCCGACCAGGTCGTCGTCGTCGCCGGACGTGCCCACCGCGACCGCGTCCCCCAGGTAGGCGCCGGTGACCGGCGGGCCGTCGAAGATCGACGTGGCCGCGGCCGTCAGGTTGGAGTCCGCCCGCAGCGTCACCAGCATCGCGTCCACCACGGCGGCCCAGCGGGTCGCCACGACAGGCATCAGGCCACCCCGGACACGCGCAACGGCTCCAGCATCTCCGTCACCCGGCGCGGCAGCGCCATCCCCAGCGACGGGTCGTACACGTCCTCCACGTCACGGCGCGGCATCCCCTGCATCGACCCGCGCTGCGTCGTCCACATGTGCCGCACCAGCTCCAGCACCGCCAGCGTCGCCGCCGGCGGGCTCGTCGCGTACCCGGCGGAGTAGGTGATCGACACGTTCCGCACGCCCGGGGTCCACGGCTGCGACGAGTAGGACCCGCCGAGGCGGGTCAGCACCCCGGTCGAGTAGTCCACCGTCCACGCCGTCGACGCCAGCGCCGACCCGTTCTCCGACACCGACGTCACCGTCGTCACCGGCACCCGGTCCAGCGGGATCGCCGCCGACCCGCCGTCGTACACCTCCGTGGCGCTGGCCGCGTCCCCGAGGATGCGGCCGGTCCACCGCTGCGCGGCGTCCACCGCGAACGACAGGAACGACGTCAGCTCGGTGTCGCTGGCCGTCGTGACGATGTTCAGGTGCGTCTTGACGTCCGTGAGCGTGGCGACGGCCATCGGGTCACTCCTCCCGCTCGGCTGCGACGGCCTCGACCGCCGCAGCGATGGCACGCTGGTCCTCGTACTGCCCGCGCGCCAGGATCCACGACTTGTCGTGCCCGACCTCGGTCCCCAGGTGAACGAACACCGGGAACCCCAGCGACTGCGCCCTCATGCAGAACGTGATGTCCTCCCCCAGCGGCACACCCGACCCGGGCTCCCCGGTGCCCCACGGCGGCTCCCCCAGGATCTCCTCGCGGAAGAACGGGTACGGCTCCGGGAACACCTCCCGCATCCGCTCGAACACGCTGCGATGCACCAGCAGGCACGCCGCCCCCGTCGCTGTCACCGGGTACAGCGGGTGCGTCGGGTTGTCCTCCGGCGACTCCGTCCACTCCGTCACGCGGAACATGCGCGGCCGGTCCGCGTCCCCGCCGATCCGGTACATGGTCGGGAACAGCGCGCCCGCGTTCTGGCCGAAGCACAGCCCGCCGACGATCGGCACCCCGTGCTTGTACGCCTCCGCCAGCAGCATGTCCAGCGTCTCCGGCGGGAACGACATGTCGGTGTCGACCATGAACAGCCACTCGGCGGTCGAGTTGTCGAGGAACCGCTTGACGATGCTGTTCCGCGCGTTCGACACGTTCGCCGACGAGTACTCGCTGGACCGGCCGCCGCCGCCGACGATGCGGTGATCGTTGCGCATGTCGTGGATCAGCAGCAGCACGACCGTCTCGTGGAAGGACGCCCGCACGTTCTCCCCGTGGCAGTAGCCGATCACCACGCGACCGTCGCCGGTCGGCATCGGCTCCGCGGCCCGGGCCTCCTCGCGCCTGCGTCGCGCCTGCCCCATCACGGCACCGTCCCGTCGATGGCGGCCTCGAACAGCGCCCGGTCGTGCCGCATCCTGGCCGGCTCCGACATGCCCGCACCCCGGCGGGTCTGCGCCCAGTGGTGGGTGAACTCGAACCCGCGGGCGACCGCCGTCACGAACCCGGCCCGGTACAGCTTCCACGAGATCCAGTTGTCGGTGAAGTAGTGCGCGTCCAGCAGCGGCAGCGCCGCCCGCAGCATCGGCCGGGACAGGAACGGGATGACCGACATGGGCACCAGCAGCCCGGACGGCCACTCGTTCGGCCCGTGCATCCCGCAGAACTGCGTGTCGCCGTCGGGGCCGAGGATGCGCGGCGACGGGGCGATCCCGGTCGAGGCGTACCCGACCGCCTCCACGTCCCAGCCCGCCGACGGCTCCAGGTCGTCGGCGGAGAAGTGCACGTAGTCGCCGGTTGCCGCCTCGGCGCCCTCGATCCACGCCGCCCCGCACGTCGGCCGGTTCTCCAGCACGATCAGCTCGACCGGGTAGCGGGACCGGTTCCGGTAGGCGGCGATGCACCGCTCCAGGTGCTTCTCGCGGCCGTCCACCGTCGGCACGACGACGGTGATCGTCGGGGCGCTCACAAGTCCGGCCCGTACTGCTGGACGTGCTCGTACACCGCGGCCATGCCGGACTCGAGGTCGACCAGCGGGCGCCAGCCGAGCAGCCGGATCGACCCGGTGTCCAGGCGCTTCACGACGGTCTGCCGCTGCGGCGGGTCCACCTCGCGGATCAGGTCGTGCGGTGCGCCGGCCATGTCGCAGGCCATGCGGGCGACCTCGAGCATGGACCGGGGGTCGTCGTCGCGGCCGATGTTCCACACGCCGGCGGCGGGCTGCTCGATCACCATGCGGAGCCCGGCGACCGTGTCACCGACCCAGCACCAGGAGCGCTCCGCGCCGCGGTGCACGGTGAGCGGCATCCGGTGGTGCGCCTGCCAGAGGAACGTATCCATGGCGCGGCGGCCACGGCCCGGCGGGACGCCCGGCCCGTACGGCATCGACAGCCTGGCGATGACCAGTGCGTCGGGGGCGTACAGCTGGCACGCCTCCTCGCCCCACCGCTTCGACAAACCGTAGAGGTTGTGCGGCAGCGCCTTCGGTCCGCACTCCAGCGCGGGCCGGTCCCCAAGGTCCCCGTACACCTCGGAGCTGCTGACGTAGGCGAGCCGGATGCCCAGCTCCCCGCACCAGCGGGCCAGGTTCGCGGTCATCTCCGCGTTGCTGCGGACCGTGTGCGACACGTCCTGCTCGCCGAAGATGCGCCCGACCTGCGCAGCCAGGTGATACACGACGTCCGGGTTCGACCGGACCAGCCAGTCGCGCACGACGTCCCCGTCGAGCAGGTTCCCGGTCGTGATGTGCGGGTCGGTGGCGACCCGGTCGATGCCGGACACGTCATGCCCGGCGCGTGCAAGTTCCTTCCAGAGCCACGTCGCGACGAACCCGGACGCGCCCGTGATGGCGACCCTCACTGTGTTCCCCTCGATCCCCTCGGATGCTCCACTAGCGGTGGTCGTGCGGGAGGCCCCGACCGTGGAGCGGGTCGGGGCCTCCCTTGCCGGGGTGCTTAGGCCCGGCCGATCAGCGACCGGTCAGAGCTTGAGCAGCCGGAAGGCGTTGACGTCGAGAACGTCGCCGCCGGTGCGCCAGGTGGCGAACCAGCCGCGCTGGCCGGTGGGCCGCCCGGTCGTGGTGTCGACGACGTTCTGGATGTACTCCAGGGTCGTCGCGCCGACCACGTCGTAGACGAGGTACTTGGCGAAGTCGCCGGCCACGAGCACGTACTGGCCCGCCACGTACGAGGACGACATCTCGCTCGACTCGTAGGTGGGGCGGCCCAGCAGCACCTCGGGCTGGTTCGCGCCGAGGTTCGCCCAGAACGCGGACCCGCCGGAGGTGTCGAGCTGGCGGATCTTCGAGTAGGTGGCGAAGTTCGCCAGCCAGGACGAGGTCGAGCGGTGACGCGGCGGGACACCGGCGATGACGTTGTAGACGTCGACGGTGTTCAGCGCGCCCGCGGTCGACGCGGCCACGCGCGAGGCGGTGACGGCGGCGGCGGCGGTGACGACGCCCTTCGGGGCGGCGGAGCCGGACCCGATGGCGAAGGCGTCGTTCTCGATGCGGCCCTTCGCGTCGGCGATCAGCATGGGCAGCTCGGCCGCGAGGTTCGTGTTCTGGAACACCTCGTAGGAGCCGAAGACGTACGCCGCTGCCTTGTACGCCGTGATCGCCGGCTGGGTGAAGCTTGGGGACTTGTCGGCGGCGGCCGAACCCTCCGCCAGCCACTCGGCGGTGACGCCGGCGCTGGTGAGGCCCTGCCACTTGTTCGACGTGCCCTGCTCGACACGCGCGATGCTGCGGATGCTGCCCGCGGTGCCGTCGTTGGTGAGGATCACGGACGGGTCGAGCAGGAACGGGATCGCGTACCCGCCGTTGCCGGCCGTGGTGGACAGCGCGGTACGAAGCGCGTGCGCCTCGTCCGGCTCGAGGAACGCCTGGAACGACTCCGGCGACTCCATGATCTTCTCGAACGCCCGCTGGTACGCCGGGTTGCCGTGCAGCAGCGCGATCCGGGCGATGTCGGGGCGACCGGCGACCATGCGGGACGCCGACTCGCGGTGCGCGTCGGGGATGTCCGTGGACTCCTCGATCGCGGTCTTGGCGCGGGAGATGAGGTCCGCGCTGGGGACGAGGCCGCGGGCCACGCCGTCGAGGTTCTCGAAGACATCGCGCTTCACGATGACCTCCGGTGCGGCCGGGACGGCGCGCTCCACGTTCCGCGGGTTGAGGGCGGCGGCGCGGACGGCCTCCACCTTCTCGGCGCGCTCGACGAGCGCGTCGTGCTCGGTCTTCTTCGCGTCCCAGGCGGCGATGAGTTCGGTGGCGCGGGTGGCCTGCTCGTCGGTGGGCTCCTCGACGGAGTCCAGCTCGACGATCTCGGCACGGATGGCCTCGAGCTCGGCCGCAAGGGCGGTGATCTTCTCGCTCATGCGAGGATTCCCTTCTCACGGATGGCAAGCCGGACGGCCTGCCAGTGGGTGTGCAGCCGGGCCGACTGGCTGAGCGCCGGGTCGTCGGCAGGGTGCGTCGGCTCCTGGCCGGGAGTGACGCGGAGCGTGTGGAGGAGTTCGTCCCGCTCGTCGTCGGGCAGGGACTCCAGGGCGGCCCGCAGCGCGAGCACCCGGGCGGTGTCGTACGCCGGGAACGTCACCAGGGACGCCTCCCGCAGCGCGACCTCGGTGCGGACCGTCACCGGGCCGTCCTGCCGGTGCTTCACCTTGGCGAAGCCGACGGAGAACGAGTCGATGACGCGGTCCCGCACCAGTTCCAGCGCCTCGTCGCCGCGGCCGACCTTCGACACGGCAAACTCGCCGTACAGCCCAGCCGCGTCCTCCCGCAGCAGCGTCGCCCGGCCGATCGGCTCGGCGTGGTCGTGCTGCAGCAGCAGCTTCACCCGGTCGCCGCGCTCGGTGATCGTCTTGGCGAACGCGCCGCGCTGGAACATCTCCTCGTACGGCTTGCCGCCGTCGGAGACGCGGGCGACGGTGCCGAACGGGACCACGATCCCGGTGACGGTGCGGCCCTCCGTGTCGGCGCGGACCGTCAGGTCGCCCGCGAAGGTGCGCGTGAACTGCTCGCTCATGGCTGGGTGCTCCTTCATGCGTCGACCAGCAGCAGGACGTTGTTGATCTCGACGGTCAACCAGGACCAGTCGACGGCGGTGAGGTCGGCGGTCAGCCGCGACGTGCCGTGCAGCCGGGCCGTGATCGGGGCGGGGAACGTGCGGGGCAGCCACGGGACGGGGGCGACCTGGATCAGCCCGCCGCCGCCGGTGACGGTCCCGCCGGTGGAGGTGAGCGTCCCGGTGAGGGTGCCGGTGCCGGTGAGCCGGGCGGTGACGCTGCCCGGGGGTGCCGGTGCGGCGGTGCCGTAGCCACCGGCGACGATCGCGCCGGACTCGGGGCGGCCGTAGCCGCCGGAGACGACAGCCACTCCTCACCCCCTACGCGAAGGCGTCGCGGCGGTCGGCGCCGGACCCGGCGTACGGGGTCGCCCCGGCGGCGTCCTGCCAGAGGTCGGCGGTGTAGAGCGGCGTGATGCCGTCGTCGTCGTACACAGTGAACGTGCCCGCGACCGGGTCGGTGACGATGCGGTTGTGCGCCAGCGCGTACAGGAACGCGCCCTCGGCGCTGCCCCACACGGCGGCGGCGAGGCTCTGCGGGGACAGGTCGGTGAACGGCGTGATGTCCGCGTCCATGTAGCCCTGCGCGGAGGCACCCAGGTGGTCCTCGTGGTCGAGGGTGCCGGTCCCGGCGAGCGCGGCGACGGCGTGCCCGATCGCCTCGATCGCCCCGGTCAGGTCGCCGTCCGCGGCGAGGGTGGCGGCCATGTTGAGGAACGCCTGCGCGTCCGCCGTAGTGATGACACCGGACCCGGCGATGGTCGACGCGGCGGCCACGACGAGCTTCGCCAGCGCGGTCGGGATGTCCCCGGTGCCGGTGATCGTCGCGGTCCCGTTCTTCCCCGACACGGGGGACGCGGTGGCGACCCCGCCCGTGCCGGCGGCGACCCGGAACGACCCGAGCGTGCCCGGCTTCTGCGGCAGCAGCCACGCCTGCGGGTGCCGGTAGCCGGCGGGCCGCCCGTACTTCGGGGAGCCCGTCTCCGGCCGGAACGCGCCGCGCACCGCCCCGGCGTTGTCCCAGCGGGTCACCGACCGTGCGGCGGCGATCGTCACCGGGCGGTAGTTGCCGCCGCCGTACCGCACGCCCTGGTTCACCAGCACGGGCCTACCCCCACGCGAAGTCGAGGGAGAACAGGAACGGGGAGTTGTTCGTGGTGGCGCCGGACGAGTACACCAGCCACACCAGGCACGCCCCGTCCTCCACCTTCGGCAGGCTGGGCAGCTGGTTGACGTAGTCCCGCTCCGACCACATGCCCGACACGGGCAGCGCCAGGTCCAGCAGCGGGCGCATGATGCACAGGCCCAGCACCCCGGACCCGGTGTACGCGGTGCCGCCGGAGAACGTGAATGACTGGATCGACGCGATGCCGGTGTCCCCGGCCTGCTTCGGCAGCCACGGCCCGTACCGGCCCGCAGCGGCACCGGAGTTGATGACCGACCCGACGTAGGCGTCCGCGGTGGCCGCCGTCGTCGGCGACCCCTGGAACGCCCGGGACCCGGTGCCCGCGCTGTTCGTGTACGACGACGCGGACAGGGTCGGCCCGCCCGCTGTCGGCTGCACCCCGACGATGAATGCCGCCTCGCAGCCGACGCCGTTCGCGTACCGCGGCATCTGGATGGTCATGGTGTGCGTGCCGGAGCCGCCGTCGGTGTAGGCGACCACCGTCCCGGCGACGTAGTTGGCGTACGACGTCGCCACCCGCGCCGTCGTGGACGACGCCCGCACCAGCCAGTAATCCGTGCTCAGCGACAGACCCGTCGGCAGCGTCCCGGTCGTCGTGAACTGCACCTTCGTGCCCGACGCGAAATCGTTCGTGTAGGTCAGCAGCAGACCAGACGAGGACGATGCGGTGAACGTGTTCGCGTTGACCAGGGTCCGGCCCGAGGTGCCGGTGACGTCCGTGCCCGACAGCCGGTAGTAGCCCTGCAGGTCCACCAGCTTCGCCTGCCACGGGGCGCCCGCCGCGGCGAGGATCTGCGCCCCGGCGTTCACGATGTGCTTCGTGTCGCTGGCGACCGGCCCGCCGTGCTGGATGCCGAGGACGTTCGTGCCGTCCCCGGTGAACTCGTCGCAGTTCTGCCACAGCAGCGTCGTGCCCGGGAACAACGACGCCACCGGCGACCCTGCCAGGTTCGCGTAGCAGCGCCACCGTGCCGTCGCCGTGTCCGCGGGTGTGATGAGCTTCGACCCGTCACGGCGCAGGTACTTGCCGCCGGTGATCTCCGCGATCAGGTCGTCCTGTGACGTGAAACCCATGTCATCCGCTCCAGACGAACTCGGCGTAGCCGGTCACGGTCGTCGTGGCGATCGACCCGGCAGGACTGACGATCATGTTCAGATAGGCGGTGTCGTGGATCAGCGGCGCACCCGCACGGCCGGACAGCATCGGCGCCTCCACCTCCGTCGACGCCTCACGGATCGCCAGGTCCAGCAGCGGCTTCACCAGCACCAGCGCCATCAGCCCGCCGTTGTTGACGCTGAACGTGCACGACGTGATCGCACGCACCCCCGTCGACCCGGACGCCAGCGGCAGGAACGGCCCGCCCGGGGACCCCGACACCGCCGGCTGCGACGTGACGATCGTGGCGATGTTCGCCCCCGTCGTCGAGCACACCTGCGTCGGCGACGTCCGCTCCACGTTGTCCTGGTCACGGTAGGTGAACGTGAACACGCCCGACCCCAGCGTCGGCGCCACCGCCACCGCCATCACCTGCACCCCGACCCCGTCGGTGTACCGGTCCAGCGCGACCGTGTTCACCATCGTCTGCGTGTCCGACGAGTCGCAGTCGACGAACGGGTAGATCAGCAGGTAGTCGCACAGGATCATCTGACCGGCGAAGTTCGCCGACGTCGCCACCATCCCGAACCGGGTCAGGTGCAGCGCGGCAGGCGCCACCGCGTCCCCGTGGAACAGCCCGTCCCACGGGTCCAGCCGTTTCGCGGTCAGCGGCGTCGCCGCATAGTAGTTCGGCACCGGCGTCCCCGGCGCCATGCTCAGGTCCGCCCACCAGCCCGCGGTCGTCGCCTGCGACGGCACCTTGCGGAACATCGCCGACCGGGCACGGCCCGCGGCATGCGCGTCCGCGACATCCCCGACACGGGCCAGCGCCACAGGTCAGTCCTCGGTGATGACGAGCTGCCCGATGGCGAACTGCGGCTGGATACCCGTCGACACGTTCAGCGGCGTACCCAGCGCACCTGAGTACAGGATCTGCGTCGACGCCCGCGGCGAGATGCTGACGTGCGTGATCGTGTCCGACCCCGACGTCGCCGTCGGGAACTGGATCAGCGCCGCGTTGCTCGCCTGGTTGCCGGACACCGTCCAGCCGCCCGCCGTCCGGTCCACCTGCACCAGCGCGTACGACCCGTACGTCGGTGTCGACGTCGCCGTCGTGCCCGCCTCGCCCGGGTCACCGGTGTGCAGGTGCACGTCGAGCTTCGTCACCGCGTTCCACGAGAACGCGGTCGCGTTGAACGTGTACGCCATGAAGTCGTTCTCGGTGGTGTTGGACTTGCTCACAGCGGCTCCTCGGTGATCGCCGTGATCCGGCCACGGTCATCTGTTTCGACGCGCTTGCGCGTCGCGGTCGGTGTCGGCTGCTCGATCGTGTTCGTGACCTGCATCGCGCCCTCGAGCACGGCAGTCGTCGCGTCGATGTCCGCCCGGATCGCCCCGTCGGCGATGTCGGTGCGGGCGTCGACGTTGTTCGTGGTGCGCGCGTCCACCTCGGCCACGAACGACCGCTCACCGAAGTTGACGACCGTCTCATGCCGCGGTGCCGGCGCGGCCGCAGCCGCCGGGGCCTGCCCATTCGGGTACAGCGCCGTCGGGATCGCCCCCGTGTGCGTCAGCAGGCTCATGTCCCCGGCGATGAGCGCGTTGGCCACCGTCTGCGGCTCGTACCCGGCGCGGATCAGCTCCCCCGCCGCCACCGCCCAGGTGCGGGCCGCCTCCGCGCGTGCCGTCTCCTCGCCCCGCAGCGCCGGGATGCGTGCGGTGTCGTACCAGAGCCGGGAGTCCGCCGGGACGTCCACCAGCTTCGCCAGCGCCGCCGCCGCGGACTGCCACAGGAACGCCATCGTGCCCAGCCCGAACGCGCGAAGCGCCTGCTGGTAGTTGGAGTACGTGGCCGCGCCCAGGCCCTCCTTCGACCCGATCACGATGGGCGGCACACCCGCCGCCATGCACAGCCGGTTCTCGCCGGCGGCCTGCACGTCCACGAACGCCATCGACTCGAACGTCGACCCGACCACGGTCAGGTCCGCGCCCTCGTCCAGCACCGCGGTCTTCCAGCCGTTCTCCGGCCCGCCGTACCGCGCCTGCCAGCGTTCCCGCAGCGCGTCCAGGGTGTCCCGGGACAGCTTCTGCTGGTACTTGAGCACGAGGTTCGGGGTGGCGGCGTTGGCGAAGAACGTCGACCGGTGCTCGGTCATCGCCAGGTCCGCGTTGATCTCCCGCACCACCGGGGTCAGCCACGACATGCCACGGAACTCCGCGAGCGGGTCCGGCACCGGCGACCAGTGCGCGACCGACTCGACCGGGACGAACTCCGACTCGCCCGCGCCGCGGCCGTCCGACCAGTAGATGTAGCCGATGACCTCGTCGGGGCCGTCCTCGACGACGTCCCGGTGCACGATGTCCACCCAGTCCGGGCGCAGCCGCTCCAGCCGGTCAGGCCAGCGGCGGATGAAGGCGTTGCCCGCCAGCGAGACGTCCTGCTCCATGCGGGCCAGCAGCTCGGCGGTGGTGCCGCCCGGCCACGGGTTTTCCAGCACCGACAACGCCTCGGACCCCCACAGCTTGCGGTCCGCGAGCCGCTGGTACTTGAACTCCGCCTGACTGAACAGCGACAGCCGCGCACCCACCAGGGCGAAGATGACGCTGTTCCCGGCGTACCCGACCGACGCGAACGACGGGAAGTCCGGCAGCACTGACTCCGTCTCCGGCTTCCCCCACGACTGCGACATGACCGTCGCGTAGTCGTACGACGACGCAACCGCCGCACGCGACTGCCGCCCTGCGAGTCGGTCGATGAGCCGCGCCATCACTCACCGCCGTCCGTGAACAGGCCCCACACAAGCAGGCACGCGCCGCCGGCGACCAGCGCCAACGGCCACGACAGGACCGCGATCCCGACGACCGCGAGGACGAACCCGGCGAGCGCCGCAACGGTACGAAGCACGCACGCCTCCTACAGGAAGTGGATGGTGGGCTCACCGGCGGGCCGTGACGACACCGCCCAGTAGGCGTTCGTCGCAGCCACCAGCCCGCTGATGTCGACCGTGCTGTCCTTGCGCGACCACTTCCAGGCGTCGCCCACCGCGCGCGGCCGGGCACCCGCCACCGCCGCGTCCATGTCCGTCTCGCCGCGGTGCCGGAACGACTGCTCCCGCGCCGCCGCCGCGAACGCGCTGCACGCCCGCACCGACTCCTTGCCGTCCAGCATCCGCAGCGGCAGACCCGCCTGCTGCAGCGCCGGCACCAGCGACCCGATCGGCCCCGCCGGGTCCACCACGACCTCGAGCACGCCGTGATCCGCGACCAGCGCCGACAGCCGGTCAACCAGCCACGTCGACCCCGGCGCCCGGGTGACCAGCTCCCCGACCGGCACCGGGCCGTCCCCGAACACGTACACGCTGCTGCTGGCGTGCCCCGGCGCAACGTCCGCGGCCAGCGTCAGTCGCCCCGACGGCACCGCGTCAGGCGACGCGCAGCCCTGCCACGCCGCCACCGTGATCGCCGTGAACGTCGACCCCGGCTCGTCCCACCAGCCCAGCCGCTCCCGGGCGAACTCCGCCGGCGGCAGCGCGCGACGCTCCGCCGCGATGTAGTCCACGGTGATGCGGCGACCGAGCGCCGGGTTCGCCGCCCGCCAGTTGTCGACGTCGTCCAGCGCGCAGCCGACCGCCTCCAGCGCGTGGTCGCAGTCCTCCGTCGCGCAGCCGCCGTCCGGGGCGCACCACTCCACGTACGCCAGCGACGGGTCCCCGCCCGCGCGGCCACGGTCACGCAACCGGCGCAGCACCTCCGACGTGGCGACGCCCGCGCTGGACAGGTAGCGGACCTGCGGGTCGTCCTTCGCCGACAGCGTCGGCAGCAGCGCGCCCATCATCATCTGCTGGATGAACAGCGCCTCGTCGAGCACCACGACATCGGCGTCAAGACCGCGACCGCCGCCGCTCGAGCGGGCCAGGAAGTCGATCCGCGGGCCGGAGTGGCGCGGCAGCAGTTGGATCGACTGCTCTCCCGCCGCGAGCTGGATGCGGTGCACCCGTTTGCGCAGGTGGTCGAAGTTCTCGCACACCGCCGCCAGGTCAGCGAACGAATCCGACGTCGTCTTGTACCGGTGCGCCGTCCACACGATCCGGCCCACCCGGCGCAGGAACAGGTCATGCAGGACCGCCGCCTCCGC